CTAGATTTCTCCACAGAAACAGTATCAGTACCAACACCTAAGTTATCTCAAGCAAGAGGTGGTTTAGCAGCAGCCTCAAGCAGTTCTTATGGTTACTTTGGTGGTGGTTATGCTGGTGCTGCTTTCCGTACCATAGACCGTCTAGATTTCTCCACAGAAACAGTATCAGTACCAACACCTAAGTTATCTCAAGCTAGATATTCTTTAGCAGCACTCTCAAACTCAAACTAAATAAGGTAACTACATCATTCTTTATGAAATCTGGAGCAACTGAGAGTTGTTTTTATTATCTGGCGCAACATTATAAGTTTCCCGAAAATGTTGATGTAAGAAGAACAACACACGAAATCATACACTCAAATAAGCAATATAAGATTATCTGGGCACACGACAACTGTGACCAAGCAGGACACGCAACACTTCCTCAACACATAGATAAGATTGATAAAATTGTCTGCGTATCTAATTGGGAACGAGAGCAATACATCAAGTACAACCGAGCACCAGCAGAAAAACTGACGGTAATTCCAAATGGTGTGGATGATATGTTTCGTCCATCAGAAAAACCTAAATCAAAAACCTGCATTTTCTTTTCTGCACCACATAAAGGTATCGTACCACTAGTTCCAATCTGGAAAGAGGTCATCAAACATCATCCAGATGCAAAACTCAAAGTCTTCTCTTCTATGTCTCTTTATGGTGATATTCAACCTGGAGAAGGTGAAAATGAGACTATCACGACTGATAAAGGTCTAGAACCATCACCATTTATTCCAGTTTATAAAGAACTTCAAGAACTTCCAGGTGTAGAGTATTCTCCTTGTATTGACCGTGAAGAATTACTACCACATATTCAAGATGCGGCATTTTATATTCATCCAAATGTCTGGGAAGAAACTTTTTGTGTCTCTCTTGCAGAGGCGATGAGTTGTGGTTGTTTTCCCATCACGACTGATATGGGAGCACTTCCAGAAACCTCATTTGGAAGAGGTAAGTATATTCCAATGTCGGGAAAGAATACTTCAAGAGGTTGGATACCTGATGATACTTTTCATCAGAACTTTGCAGAAGAAGTCATCAGAGCACTTCATTTCTTTGATAAAGAACCAGAAACTTTTTGTAATGCAACAAATGAATTATCAATAATTGCTAGAAATAATTATAACTGGCAATCTGTTGCCAGAGAATGGAGTAATCTAATTGAGGTTGTAACTAAGAGGGCAGTCTTCGTTGATGATGATTTTATTTTCAATGAAGTTTATAATAAAAATGAATACAATATTCAGTCATTTTCTGAGAGCGATATTGTGATTGATATTGGGGCACATAAAGGTTATTTTGCTAAACTTTGTATGGATAATGGATGCAAAACCATTCATTGTTTTGAACCAGAACCTAAAAACTTTGAGTCATTAGTAAATAATTTGAAAGATTATAAACATTTTCAAGCGTATAATCTTGCTGTTTCTGATAAAAAGGGAGAAAAAGATTTTGTAGTTGCTCCTGGATGTAACACTGGATTGCATTCTTTTTATTCACGAAATGGAGTGCCAATTAAGGTAAAAACTATTGGACTTGATGATATTCTCAATAATTTTCCTAAAGTTTCATTATTGAAAATAGACACGGAAGGTGCAGAATATGAAATAATATTAAATTCAACATCAATCAATAAAGTAAAAAAAATTGTCGGTGAATATCATAATGGCATAACTCCATATCTTTTTGAAGATTTAAAAAAATATCTTGAAGGAAAAAACTTTGTTGTAAAAATTATAAATGAAAATAATGGAATATTTGTTGCCGACAATATCAATCATAAATAAAACTAACTGAACTGAAGTTCTTTTCATTCGACGGGGTATTATGTCTGAGACTTATAAGGATATTGCACTTGCTAAAGCAGATGATGTTTTAGATGATGGCAATGAATTTATGTTTAAAGTTTATAATGAATGTATGAAGTGGGAAGAGAGCGAAAAACAGCTTTCTGGCAGTCGCTCCAATTTCCAGATTGAAAAATTCATCATTCATGACAACTTTACTGTTCCATCTGCATTCAAATCGGCATTAATTAATCGTAGATCTGTTGCAGAAAATCTTTTACAAGGTATTCAAGAAGCAAAAAGAGCAGCTAGAGAATTTCATTTTAAGTGGGATGGAAAAGATAAGTCTCAACCAATTTGGTGGAAAAATGGAAGAGGTGGTGAAGAACTTTGCTGGTATGATCTTGATGAGTTCAATTTTCATCGCCTCATTCACGGATTAAATCAGGGTTTCCAAGCAGCAGTTGATGAACTTGAATTTTTTGATAAACTGATTGATCGATTGATTGAAATGAATGGCAATCAACTGGTTACAAAAGAACAGTATGATGAAGATCAACCTGTTTATTGGGAACGTCGTCTTGCTAATCAGTCTCTTGATGATCTTCTGCAAGCAAAGACTGGTGTAAATGCAGGTAACATTCGTTCGATGAGAAGAGCAAGTGCTCCAACTGTTCTTCCTGATGATGTCAATAGAACGAAAGGAACCTTTGGCGATCCCAGCAATCCTATGGCATTCTTGAATGCACTTCAAGAGCACGTAGCAAAAGGTATTGAAGAGATTAGTGGAATGGTAAATGTACTTGAAGGAAGACAAGAAGAACCTCAAAAAATGCTTGATCCTTCGACAGGAACTGAAGGTGTTTCATTATTCAACGAACAACTCAAACAACCAGAGCAGGCATAAGAACAAATGCAAGGAGATGTCTTCGGTCTAAATGCTGTTTATGAAAAGCAAGTTGAAAACATAATACCAGGATTGCAACTAGACATTCCTGCACTTCTTTATGGTTATTATGGTGGAGGAAATCCTACCCCAACTACTTTTGCGTGTACTATAGACCGTTTAGATCTTTCTACAGAAACCAGAGCAACACCAGGAACTTATCAATTATCTCAAGCAAGATCCGAAATTGCATCAGTATCAAACGATAATTATGGTTATTTTGCTGGAGGAGAAACCCCTACACTTTCTTCTACTATAGATCGTTTAGATTTTTCAACAGAAACAGTATCAGTACCAACACCAAAATTATCTTTGGCTAAGGGAAACGTAGGAGCAGTATCAAACAATAATTATGGATATTTTGCTGGAGGAAATACTTCTCCCACTGCTTTTATCTCTACTATAGATCGTTTAGAGTTTTCCACAGAAGTTGTAACTTCTATAACTGATAAATTATCTTCAGGAAGAAGGGGTTCTGTGGGAGTTTTTAATAGTTCTTATGGTTACTTTGGTGGTGGATTTGCTCCTGGTCCTACTCTATTTTCCACTATAGATCGTCTAGACTTTTCTACAGAAACCAGAGCAACACCAGGAACTTATCAGTTATCTGAAGCAAAAGATCAAACTACATCGATTTCAAGTTCTTCTTATGGTTATTTTGCTAGTGGCAATATTCCAGGTGGTACATTTCGTTCTACAATAGACCGTTTAGATTTCACCACAGAAACCGTATCAGTACCAACACCTAAATTATCATCTGCAAAATGTGATATGGGTGCAGTAGGAAGCAGTTCTTATGGTTATTTTGGTGGCGGTCTTGTTCCTGGCGCCCCCCCTACTAGTATATGTACAATAGACCGTTTAGATTTCTCTACAGAAACAGTAACAACACCAACACCTAAGTTATCTGGTGTAAGAAATAGTATGGGCGGTATTCAGATCAACCGCAATCAAATTTTTAAAGGTTCTCCTAAGTACACTAATTGGCCCGAAAGTGCGACTACTGGTTATTTTGGTGGTGGTGCCGCTGGTGGAATTCCGGGTTTTTCTACTATAGACCGTCTAGATTTTTCAACAGAAACTGTAAGTACACCAACACCTAAGTTATCTCAAGCAAGACGAGAATTGGCAGCAGTCTCAAGTAGTTCTTATGGTTACTTTGGTGGTGGTGTTATTTCTCTTCCTAGTTTTGTCTGCACCATAGACCGTCTAGATTTTTCAACAGAAACAGTATCAGTACCAACACCTAAGTTATCTCAAGCAAGACAAGAATTGGCAGCAGTCTCAAGTAGTTCTTATGGTTACTTTGGTGGTGGTTATGGTAGTTCTCCTACTATTTTCTGCACCATAGACCGTCTAGATTTTTCAACAGAAACAGTATCAGTACCAACACCTAAGTTATCTCAAGCAAGACGAGAATTGGCAGCAGTCTCAAGTAGTTCTTATGGTTACTTTGGTGGTGGTGGTAATATTCCTACTTTTTTCTGCACCATAGACCGTCTAGATTTTTCAACAGAAACAGTATCAGTACCAACACCTAAGTTATCTCAAGCAAGATACGGTTTAGCAGCAACCTCAAGTAGTTCTTATGGTTACTTTGGTGGTGGTTTTCTTCCTGGTAATGCTTCCACAATAGACCGTCTAGATTTCTCCACAGAAACAGTATCAGTACCCACACCTAAGTTATCTGCAGGAAGAACTGATTTAGCAGCAACCTCAAGTAATTCTTATGGTTATTTTGGTGGTGGTTCTACTGGTATTTATGTTTGCACAATAGAACGTCTGGATTTCTCAACAGAAACAGTATCAGTACCAACACCTAAGTTATCTCAAGATAGAGGTCAATTTGCAGCAGTATCCGGAGGCATCGGAACCCGAAGAGTTGGTTCTGCGACTTATGGTTATTGGGGTGGTGGTAATGCTGGTGCTGCTGTCTCTACCATAGACCGTCTAGATTTCTCCACAGAAACCGTCACAGTACCAACATCTAAGTTATCTCAAGCAAGAATCAATTTAACAGCAACCTCAAGTATCTCATATGGTTACTTTGGTGGTGGTGGTACTCCTACTCTTGTTTGTACCATAGACCGTTTAGATTTCTCAACAGAAACAGTATCAGTACCAGCATCTAGTTTATCTCAAGCAAAAAATGGAGTAAGAGGAACTTCAAGTAGTTCTTATGGTTACTTTGGTGCAGGAAATACCACCCCTGGTGCTGTCTGTACCATAGACCGTTTAGATTTCTCAACAGAAACAGTATCAGTACCAACACCTAATTTATCTCAAAGAAAGACTACAATATCAGCAACCTCAAGTAGTTCTTATTGTTACTTTGGTGGTGGTTATTTTTCTCCTGGTAATTTTTACTCCACCATAGACCGTCTGGATTTCACAACAGAAACAGTATCAGTACCTACACCTAAGTTATCTCAAGGAAGACAAAATTTAACAGCAGTCTCAAACAGTTCTTATGGTTACTTTGGTGGTGGTAATATTGCTGGACCTACTCAAGTTTCCACCATAGATCGTCTAGATTTCTCTACAGAAACAGTATCAGTACCGACACCTAAGTTATCTCAAGCAAGAAATGCTTTAGCAGCAACCTCAAGTAGTTCTTATGGATACTTTGGTGGTGGTCTTAATCCCACTCCTGCCGTTGTTTCCACCATAGACCGTCTAGATTTCTCAACAGAAACTGTTACAGTTCCATCACAAAAACTTACACAAGCAAGAAGTAATTTAGCAGCAGTCTCAAACGCAAACTAATATGATGAAAACTTTTTATTTTATGTCTGGACTTCCACGTTCAGGTTCGACTTTATTAACAGCACTACTCAATCAAAATCCAGAGATACACGCATCCACAAACTCTCCTCTTCTGGATACAATTCACTATACAGAAGAATACCTCTTATATAATTCAGAGCAATATAAGGCAAATCCAAAACCAGAGTGTGCTCATAAGGTCTTATCGTCTATACCTCATAACTATTACTTTAATACACAAGAACTGATTATTATTGATAAGTCAAGAGGTTGGGTCAATCAAATTCAACACATTAAGGACTACATTACACCAGAACCAAAGATTATCTGTATGGTAAGAAGCATACAAGATATTATGGTTTCTTTTCTTTCATTAATACAGAAGAGCAAATCACTTTCTTTTATCGATCAAGCACTTCGGAGTAACAACTTAGAACTCACGAATGATAATCGTTGTGAGTATCTAATGTCTCCTCAAGGTATTATAGGTCAATCATATCACGCACTTGCAGAAGCATTTCGTAAGGGGCACCAAAGACATCTGTTATTTGTAGAGTATGAAGACCTAATTCAAAATCCACAAAGAGAACTCAATCGTATTCATACATTTCTGAACATACCATTTTATTCTTATGATTTCTCAAATGTAAAATCAAAAGAAAATGAAAATGATGTTGTTTATGGTCTTGAAAATATGCATACAGTCAGAAATAAGGTAGAAAAAATTAATCGAGATAATTCAAAGTATCTTAGTAAGTATATAACAGATAAATATAAAGAAATGGAGTTCTGGCGTCAGACAACTCCAAAGTATTCTATATTTGGAATCTAATGTCTGGTATATTTTCACTCAGAGAAGTAAGAACAGAACAACTCGCAAATATTAACGAAGGACTTAGTTTAGATATTCCTGGACTACTTTATGGTTACTTTGGTGGTGGTGAAAATGTTCTCGCTACTAATGTTTCTACTATAGATCGTCTAGACTTCTCTACAGAAACTATAGCATCTCCCGTAATACCAGCTAAATTGTCTTCAGCAAAAAATAGTTTAACAGGATCTTCAAGTAGTTCTTATGGATACTTTGGTGGTGGTGGTACTCCTCCTTTCTTTTCCACCATAGACCGTCTAGATTTTTCTACAGAAACAGTATCAGTACCAACACCTAAGTTATCTCAAGCAAGAGGTGGATTAACAGCAGTCTCAAGTAGTTCTTATGGTTACTTTGGTGGTGGTTTTACTCCCACTCCATCCTTTTTTTCTACTATAGATCGTTTAGATTTCTCTACAGAAACAGTAACAACGCCAACACCAAAATTGTCTTTAGAAAAAGGTAGATTAACAGGAACCTCAAGTAGTTCTTATGGTTACTTTGGTGGTGGTACTACTGGATCTGCATTATCTACCATAGACCGTCTAGATTTCTCTACTGAAACAGTATCAGTACCGACACCTAAGTTATCTCAAGCAAGAAATTCTTTTAAAGCAATTTCAAGTAATTCTTATGGTTACTTTGGTGGTGGTTATATTGGTGGATCTGTATTATCTACCATAGACCGTCTAGATTTTTCAACAGAAACAGTATCAGTACCAACACCTAAGTTATCTCAAGCAAGATCTAGATTAACAGGAACTTTAAGTAATTCTTATGGTTACTTTGGTGGTGGTTATAATAATATAGGAAGTGTTCAATATTCTACAATAGATCGTGTAGATTTCTCTACAGAAACAGTAACAACACCAACACCTAAGTTATCTCAAGCAAAATCTGCTTTAACAGCAGTTGAAATAAACCGCAACCCAATATTCAAAGGTTCTCCAAAGTTCACTTCTTGGCCCGAGAGTGCTACTACTGGTTATTATGGTGGTGGTTATATTCCTACACCAACACGTTATTCGACCATAGATCGTTTAGATTTCTCAACAGAAACAGTATCAGTACCCACACCTAAATTATCTCAAGCAAGAGGAAATATAGGAGCAGTATCAAGTAGTTCTTATGGTTATTTTGGTGGTGGTAGTACTCCTACTCTTGTTTGTACTATAGATCGTTTAGATTTCTCAACAGAAACTGTAAGTACACCAACACCTAAGTTATCTCAAGCAAGACAACAATTAGCAGCAGTCTCAAGTAGTTCTTATGGTTATTTTGGTGGTGGTGGTACTCCTCCTTTCTTTTCCACCATAGACCGTCTAGATTTTTCTACAGAAACAGTATCAGTACCAACACCTAAATTATCTCAATCAAGAGGATTTTTAGCAGCAGCCTCAAGCAGTTCTTATGGTTACTTTGGTGGTGGTCTTATTCCTACTCTTGTTTGTACTATAGACCGTTTAGATTTCTCCACAGAAACCGTATCAGTACCAACACCTAAATTATCTCAAGCAAGATACGGTTTAGCAGCAGCCTCAAGCAGTTCTTATGGTTACTTTGGTGGTGGTGTTATTTCTACTCCTAGTTTTGTCTGCACCATAGATCGTTTAGATTTCTCAACAGAAACCGTATCAATACCAACACCTAAGTTATCTCAAGCAAGACTAGCATTAGCAGCAGTATCAGGAGGAATCGGAACCCGCAGAGTTGGTTCTGCAACTTATGGTTATTGGGGTGGTGGTAGTGGAACAAGTAATACTCCTGTTTATTCTACTATAGATCGTTTAGATTTCTCTACAGAAACAGTAACAACGCCAACACCTAAGTTATCTCAAGCAAACTATGGATTTGCAGCAACCTCAAGTAGTTCTTATGGATACTTTGGTGGTGGTTATTTAAATTCCACTCCCACAACTTACTCAACCATAGACCGTTTAGATTTCTCTACAGAAACTACATCAGTACCAACACCTAAGTTATCAATATCAAGAACAGCATTATCTGCAACCTCAAGTAGTTCTTATGGTTACTTTGGTGGTGGAGCAATAAAAAATATTTCAACACCTGCATATTGTACTATAGATCGTTTAGATTTCTCAACAGAAACCGTATCAGTACCAACACCTAAGTTATCTCAAGCAAGATTCGGTTTAGCAGCAGTCTCAAGTAATTCTTATGGTTATTTTGGTGGCGGTAATACCTCTTCTTTTGTTTCTACCATAGACCGTTTAGATTTCTCTACAGAAACAGTATCAACACCAACACCTAAGTTATCTCAAGCAAGAGATGGTTTAACAGCAGTCTCAAACAGTTCTTATGGTTACTTTGGTGGTGGTGTTAATGTAACTCCAATTCAAGTTTGCACCATAGATCGTTTAGATTTTTCAACAGAAACTGTATCAACACCAACACCTAAGTTATCTCAAGCAAGAGATAACTTAGCAGCATCCTCAACTAGTTCTTATGGATACTTTGGTGGTGGTGGTACTGATGGAAAATTCTCTACTATAGATCGTTTAGATTTCTCTACAGAAACTGTTACTGTTCCATCACAAAAACTTACTTTTATAAGAGGATATGTAGCAGCAGTCTCAAACGCAAACTAAATAAAACACCTAGATCATTAGTCCTATGAATGATTTGCTATCTAATATTTTAATTCAACCTAAAGTTGTCACAAAAGAAAATTGTAAATATCTGATTGACTTTGCAAACTCTGCCGAACAAGAGCAGATGGGAGTCTTTGATCCTGATAAAACTAATCTCACAAAACAATCAGAACATAAGGTAGATAAAACATCAAGAGATGTTAAATGTGCTGATATCACTCCAATTCTTCCTCAAGTTCACGACTTGATGGCAAACATTATTGATCACGTTATCAATCCTTTTTATAACTTTAAGATTCGTGATAGTGAAATGCCACAACTTCTTTATTATCAAAAAGGAGGGCACTATAAACCTCACTATGATGCAGAAGCACTTTGGACAAATCCTGATGGAACAACTATGTGGAAAAAGAGTGTAGATCGTGATCTTTCTACAGTTCTTTTTTTAAATGATGATTTTGAAGGTGGTTATTTTTCTTTTCCGGATTTAAGAATTAAGATCAAACCAGAACCAGGGCTTCTTGTTTGTTTTCCATCCTCCAGATACTATAAACATTGTGTAGAACCAGTTATTTCGGGACATCGTTATACACTTGTAACCTGGATGCGAGTGCAGGGATTTAAGACAAAAGAAGAACAAGATAGAGAGATTGAAAAGAAATATGGAATCAAGGTTCCATAAATAACAAGAAAGTATTTTAGAACATAACAATGACTCAACTTGTAAAACATTACTTGGTTGATAGGGACAATACAAGCGTTTTTGCAACAACTCTTGAGCAATTCTCAAGACCTATGTTTGGAACGATGAGTCCAAATATTGAGGGTCTTGAAGGAGTTTATACTCTGACTGATGCAAATGGAATTCAATATTTTCTTGCAAACTGCCCAGATACAACTACTATTAATGAAGTAGAAGGTTTAGAAGTTCTTACTCAATCAGAATGGGATGCAGAGATTGCTGCTTATGATGCAAGACAAGAAGCAAAACGTTGGGAATTTATTCGTAAATATAGAGATCAACTTCTTGCACAAACAGATTGGATTGTAATCAAAGCAAAAGAGCAAGGAACTAATCTTGCTACTGATTTTAAAGATTGGAGACAATCTCTCCGCGATCTTCCTGCTTCTGCAACTTTTCCACTTGAACTTCCTTCTGCACCTAATGGAGTATCAGTAGATCAATCAATATATAATGCTTATGTTGCAGAACTGAGAAGTATTCCTATGATTAACGACCCATTGCCACCTGTATAGTAGGTTGAGTCATATTCAATAATTGATAACACTTATCACTGCGGTCAAATGCATAATCTGCATATTGACCCCCTTTTCTTACAAAGTGTAAAAATAACTGCATAAAACGATCATTTTTGTGAGTTCTTAAAGGACTTCTCCAGTGCTCTACTTCAGTTCCAAGATAAGCAACTCCGTGTCCTACAGGTGTTACAACTGCACGATTTTTTCCCGTCTTATCTTTGAGTTTGATAGGCCAAGCAGCATCACCACAAATATTCATAGTGACTGATATTTCACAAGAAGGGCGATCAGTATGACAGTTCATCCATCCACCTTTATGATAAGTTGTAGAGAACCAATAAGTAGGTAAAAGTTCTTCTCCAACTAATTTCTCAAGAATTGGTTTGACTCTCCACATAATATAAGTACAAGTTGGTGGAGCATAACAAGTTAATACTTTTCCTCTTTCTGGATCCCAATGACCTTTAAGATTTCCAAGTTCTCTTACTGCACCACATAAATTTTTATATTTAATCTCTAATGCTTCTTCTGGGGTGATAATTTCGGGAAGATAGTACCAACCTTTTTTAAGAAATTCACTCATATTTTTTATTATTCTATAGTATGTATTATATCATAAATACTTTAAACCTTTTAAAAGATGGCAGTTCCCGCAGTTAATATAACAATTGATCAAGGTGCTGATTATGAGGAAGTATTTACTGTAACAAATCCAGACGGTTCTCCATTGGACTTGTTGGGATATTCCTGTGAAGCAACTCTTGCAAAATTTCCTGGTGCTAATGTTACAACATCGTTTGGAGTTGGAATTGTGACTTCTGCTGGTCAAGTTGTTGTTTCAATTGCAAATACAGTTACTGACCAGTTAAAACCAGGAAGATATTATTATAATATTTTTACTATTTCCAATACCTCAAAGAGAAAAAAAATCATTGAAGGAAATGCTTTAGTTCAACCCTCAGCATAAGTTAAATGCCTGTATCATTAGGAAGTACTTCACATAAAGTAACAGTTGGTTACTCACCTACACTCAAAATAGCACAGGCTGCAGCAAGTCTTCAGGGAGCTCAAGGAACTCAGGGACCATTAAGTGACTTCCAAGGAACACAAGGTCCCCAAGGAACGCAAGGACTTCAAGGAAGACAAGGTACGCAAGGTCTTTCCAATCAGGGTGTTCAAGGATCAAACGGTATTCAAGGACTGCAAGGTACTCAAGGAAGACAAGGTACTCAAGGAAGACAAGGTACTCAAGGTACTCAAGGACTTCAAGGTCTTCAAGGACTTCAAGGTCTTCAAGGTCTTCAAGGACTTTCTAATCAAGGTGTTCAAGGACTTCAGGGTCTTCAGGGAAATCAAGGAAGACAAGGAACTCAAGGAAGACAAGGACTTCAAGGCAATCAAGGACTTCAAGGCAATCAAGGACTTCAAGGACTTCAAGGTAATCAAGGAGTTCAGGGTCTCCAGGGTCTTCAGGGAAATCAAGGAAGACAAGGAACTCAAGGAAGGCAAGGTACGCAAGGTCTTCAAGGACTTCAAGGAATTCAAGGTAATCAAGGAGTTCAGGGTCTTCAAGGAAC